TCCTCCCCCCCCCCCAAAATTTAAACCTTCTGTTCCCAAGCAGAAGAAGTCCCCTCTTCACCGTCCTTCCCCAACTCCCCGCCCCACCAAGCCCACTGCCGCACCTCGAGAAGTGCGTCGGGCCCCTTTCACCCCTATCACCTCTACCCCCGCGGGTACTCCCCTCACGGAGACCCTCACCCCCTACATTTCTGCCCCCGAACACAAGGCAGATACCAGCAACTCATTCTTGAAGGTGAGTTGCAAGCCCACCAAGCCAGGTACCTGCTACCTGCGCCTCTTCAAGACCCGCTGCCGTCGCCGCGCAGCAAACAACCTCGGTCAGTTCCCGACCGAAAACGAAATCCGCAACTTCGCGTTGCAACACTTGAGCTGGCTCCGAGAGGACAAGGCTCTCGCCCCGATCTCCGGCACGGAGGAGATCGGCCACATTGGGTTGGCTTTCAACCCGAGTGACCTCACCAAGGTCCGAAAGTCCCTCCTCAAGCGAGGGCTTTCGGCCTTCACAATTGTCGGACAACTGTCCGGCTGGCGCAAGATCGGCGCTTCCCCATCGATCTTCCAGACGATTCTTCGTCACATTCCGGCCTTCCACACCTCGGGCCCCAAATACGAGGACGCCGTTGACACCGCTCAGGCAGCGGCCGTCAACAACCACATCAACCGGTTGGCCGCCCGCCGTGTTGTTAACACCCCCGACAATCTCTCCCACGAAGCCTTGGAGCTTCTCAGCGGTATGTTCCCGTACCAGCTGAATGCCACGGGAGCCCCGTCGACCCATCCCGTCATGGACACTTTCCGTCGCCTTTGCGACAATTATGTCTATGACCAACACCCCGCCAAAGACATTGTTGAAGTGGGGCCCAGTTTGACTCGGATCGCTTCCCAGCCGACAATGGTACCAGGCCATGCCTGTTCACCAAACCTCGATGGTCGCGATCGTGCGCGCGCTCTCCTTGCCGCCAACAAGCTCACTCCAGGGCACCCTTGGGCACAGATCATCAATGATCGTGCCAATCTCACATACAGCGATCGCGCTCGTATGTGTGATCAACGCAGTCAAGCCTGCGATGTACAAGCCAGCATCTTGTACGCCTCGTTTAGTCTCGAGGATCAAACACCGGCTGATCTCGTCGACATGATGCGCTCACATGGAAGCGCAATTGCTTATGTTTCCCTCTCCCTCCCAATTCCGCTTCAGTACGTAGTCAAGTACGCTGAAAACGAGTCCGGGGCCATTTGGGAACTCGAAGGCGATGCTGTCGACGGTTATGCCGTCTGCTATCCCGGTGTCGGTGACGCTGCCTACCGACACAAAATGTCAACTCTCAACTCTTGGATCGACGGGTTCCAAGATGTTCCCCTTTTCGGCGAAGTCGTCAAGCAATGTGGCAGTTGCTTGCTCTTCCGGTTCGCTCTCAACGACGACAGTGGTTCCACCTCTTGCTATCCAATGCTCGTCGGCACCACCTTGGACAAATACGTGCTGATCCCCCATGCGCGTGACCCCGCCAAGGATTTCATGACCTCTGCTGACCAATATCAACGATTGGTACAATACCTTGACATCCGGCATTCACAATTCACCGGATCACTGTATAGCAAAGCTCTTGAGAGAATTGGTGTCCAGACCCCCGCCATCGTATTGGGCTCCGCCCGATACACCAACCGCTGGCACATCACCCGTGATGAAGCACGCATGGTTGCCATGTCCGCTTGTCTCGACGTGTTCCGTATGATCCAAGATACGGCCGTCAAAGAAGAGCGCCTGGTCGCCGAATGCGATCAAATCGCCAGCGCCGCTCGACGCGATCTCGCTGCTCAGGAGCCCTCACTGTTCCATCGTTTCACCGCCTTCCTTCGCGGCGAACGATCAGTGACCTCAGATTACGGCATCGTGGAACGCATTGCTGACTTCCTTGATGGTGGTCGCAACGCCAACACCCTCCGCTGCTTGGGTGGGTTACCCGCACACATCAGAATCGAAAATGGATGTGTCGGTGAAAAGTACAACGCCAATGTGCCTGCCCCGAGCCACGAAGCCCGTGATCCGCCCTCCACAGGACCACGTTCGAACAATCCTCCCCCCCCGCCACCAAGAGACAATTACCCCGGCAACGGTGTCCCTTATTCACTCCTCAATGACGATGATTATTTTGGGCTCACGTCCACGCCTAATCGTCGCGCCGGGGAGATGATCCTTCCGTTCGACCCGAACACCGCCCTGCAAGCTGCGCAGACGTCTCTTCAAGCAGCCCCCCACAACAATCTCCGAGCTCTTCAACTTCGAGCACTCGCCAACCTCCGTTGGGGACCCAACACCACGCTGTCCATGCTGGTGACCGGACCTCCAGGTTCTGGCAAGTCTCGTCATGCACGCAACATCTGCCCCCAAGGCAGCTATGTCATCGTGCCCACCAACGAGCTCGCTTTGGAGTGGCGCAATCTTGGTTATCAAACATTCACGTTAGACCAAGCAATTGCCAATCTCTCGGCCATCGCCACCGCCCCCCACATCATCATCGATGAAGTGTACAGTATGCCAATGCTGTACGTCATCGCCCTGTGCACGCTCAACTTGCCTGTGACTGCACTCGGATGCCCTACTCAACGCCTCTACATAGGTGCTATGGGCCCAGCGTTTGATCATCAGAACATCCCAATCGAATTCCATTATGTTCTGAGTACGATCAAGCGCAATGGTGGTGACGCCATGAGAGCTTACGAGAAGCACGTGAATCTCGCCTATCGAACGGTCTTTGGTCTGCCAATCGATTGGAAAATCAAATCCGCACAACCTAAAGTTGTAAACATCCAGCGGAAGATCAACAAGAATGATGGCTTGCATTTAACTTACCATCATGACAACCGCACGGTCCACAACGGTACAATCACTGTGGCCAGCAGTCAGGGTCGCCAACACGCTCATGTTTTCCTCCATCTGTTCCCAGGAGATGAGCTGTCATATGATCAAAATCCTGACATGCTGGTTGTAGCTTTGTCTCGACACACCACCACGCTCACCATTACAGTTCCAAATCGTCAGAACCCAGGGCTTAATGCCTTTGTTCGCAAAACGGGACTGTTTGTTGTGCGCCGCCCAGCTAACGGTGTGTTCGGTTCTATTGCCGACCGTAAAGTCCAATTGCCAGACGTCCATCCGAGTCTGGAATATCCCGAGGAAGCGGACATTCCTCATCGACAGAACACAGATGATACCCGCGTCGTCACGCAACTCAGCGAGTTGCTCCCCGAACAGGAAATGTTTGAACATCTCGCTGATGATCAATACGTTTGCGAGTTCCCCCCAGACCTCCGTGAGGCCATGCACGAGTTGCACCCTTCCCCCCCCGATCCTTCGACGAACACCGACCTTCTGAACGACTACCACTGGAGGGCTCCTGATCCCAAAATCCCAGCCTCCTTCCCTGAGTTTGAACCAACTGCGTCCTTCGATGAGCCCACTGAGTTCGATCACATTGGGTACCCCTTCTCCATGTCAGAAATGATTGCAAGCATCTATGCAATCTTTGACAGGTACATCAAAGAGCAAAATGTGACCATCAGCACCAGTTTGGCTTGCTCATTGGCAGACCAGATGTTCGAGAACTGGTGTGGTAGTTTCATCGATCGCAGCCAGGTAGTCTCCATGCCGTCCACCCGTGAACTGTTGACCCATTGGCTCTCAAAGCGCACAGCTGCGCAGTTGGCCGAAATCGAGCGTAGCGCCAATGAGCATGACACTTCAAAAACATTCGATTCAACGTACTTTTTAAAGGCGCAAGCCAAACCAAAGTTCGGCGAGTACGGATTCACCCTGGAGTGCGGTCAAGGCATCATTGCCATGTCAAAGTTGATCAACGGCGACACCTGTCCCCTGCTGATTGGTCTTGTCAAGGCGATGCAGGCCCGGTTCAAGTCTAATGTTGTTTATGACAGCGGATATTCCACCGCCGAGCTTGATCGCGCCGTTGCCATCACTGGTGTTGCCGGGCGTCGCTGCATGTCCATTGATCTCAAGCAACAGGACAGTTCGCACATGGCCGTTCACCGGTTGTTCATTGCGAAAGTCATCAGCTTCCTTGGCGGCAACGACAATTTGTGTGCTGCCTACCTGATGAGTCGCACCAAACGGCGAGTGGCCGGTAGCTCTCTCAAACTCCAGTTCTTCGTTCAAGAACGGTTGTTTAGCGGTGAGCCAGGGACGGCGTTCTTCAACTTCCTAATGAGCTCCGGTACGACAGCAATGGTCTTCGACCTCTCCCACATGAAGTTGTTCCTCGGCAAAGGTGACGACAACACGGTGAGCCCCCCCCCGAGACGGAAAACCAGCTCTGTCAACATTTTGAAGTTGACTGGTGTCACACAAAAAGTCGAGTTGTGCCCATATCTCGACTTTGCCAACCGGATTTGGACCGCCAGCGGCCGTTCGTTCTGTGATCCTGCTAGATTGCTGTCCAAATACACTTGCCGGATGGCCGATCGGGAGAACACCAACTTCGAGTACATTGCTTGGACAGACTATGAGTTCACCCCAAGTTATGAGCAATTCGTAGAGCTTGTGGAGTGCGTCGCAGTTAAACACAAAATCAGTTATGAGTCCAGTCATACGATTTGTCAAGCTGCAATCGCCCTCAATCAACGTTCCGAGTACATGAAACATTTGCGTGTTTCAAAGGTGCCCGTTGATGACAAGCCCACATTGCGGAAATGCTGCGGGAAAGAAGTTGTGTTCGAGAACTTGGAGGATCGATGCGCTACGGAGGCAATCGCTCACATGGCTGACATTGCGCACAGCAAGGTGATCGGCGCACTGTATCGCTACCGTCGAAAGAACGGCATCAGTGCTGATTGTGACGCTGCTGAGCAGGCAAGCCCCAATCCGCTTGCATTGTTCTGTGACCTCGACGAGATCAAGCATCTGTGTCGCACCTTCGGCGTTCCCCTCTACCGAGCCAAGTCCGGGATGAGGTTGCACCTGTGTGTTCATCACGTCTGTGTTGTCCGAGATCACGATCACAAGCACATGCACAATTTCAAACGATCCGACGCCTTTGGTAAGTTGTGCCCGCCTTCTGGTCATGCTGGTCCCTGCAAACAACGCCCCAATGATCACGAGCTCCTGTGGACATTGTTGTTGTTCCTCTTCAATCACATTCCTTGGAGTTGGCTACCACTACTGTTCTGTGCTCTCGGTCTGTTGCTGCTCACAGTGTACATCGATCACTTGTACAAGCCAGGCCCCATGCGATTTATCGCAAGGAACGTTTCCGTACGTCAATCTGCAGTTCAACTACGTGAGCGGTCTCTTCCCTGGTTCGGCAGCTACCATCAGCAATCCACACCCACAACCAGCAAGATGTACATTCAGCTCTTGCGTGCCATCGGTTCCGTGAGATTGCTGTATGCAGCATGTGGAGCATTCAGCACTGCTGTGTTCCTGGTGACCTGGCAAACTGTTGGTGCTCAGATGTTGGCGATCGGGGTGTACTACGCGATCTTCCCGTATCTGCTCACATACACGATCTGGCCTGCTGTGATCATCATTTGGGCTTTTGCGCCACGATTGCTCGTCAGTCTGTTGCGGCGTGGTCGACTTGCACTGTTGCTTGCGGTTTTGTTGTCGTTCACCGTTTATGGACTTCGCAAGGACAATCGAGGTGTGTACGTTCCACGCATTGCCGAGCCAATGGAGGTTCCGTTGACCGTTCACTTTGGTCAGATCAAGTTCACCAAACGGCAGCGACGGAGTGTGCATCCCGACAAGATTCCATTCTTCGTCAATGGAAAGATCGTCCAGGCACCCAAACAAGTGCAACCACCACCAGTCGACCTCGAACAAGGTGTTTACTGGCGTGCCAAAGCTGAGCGACACTACGATGACTCCTGCTTCCCCCTCATCTGCCCCCGCATTGCTTCCTTTGCTGCGCCCCGCCCACAGCAACTGCAATCGATCCTTGATCGGCGACGCGGATTACTCACCCAACGTCCCGCAGGTGATTTCGATCGTGCTGCCTGGTTGCCTGAGCGCTTATATCTTCGTGCGTCTCTCGCCGTCTCCTCCTTTGTCGCTCCAACTCCGACTTGGATTTCTCCAGTGTTGATCACTGATTACCCCACCACCACGAGCTTGATCCCTCCTTCGATCACCACCACATTGACGGAACCTTCCGTCACCGCCCCGCCCGTTCCAACGACGACATATTGGAACCCAACTTCCCCCCATCCCCCTTTTTCTTGTGAATGGGATCACAAGATTAAGTATTTTACCCATGAACAGGCATTCCCAGATTCTCCTGTTCGTGTTCGAGCTGACTGTCATCAAGACATCATCACGCCCGGCCACCCGCAATATGAACGTTGGCGTTCCTCTATTGCTGCTTCCTACTCTTCTGTTTTGTCCACCACCCGGACCGCAGCTGTGCCCACCGCCACAGCTAGTCGACAGTCAGAGCCAATGACGGTCCCAATTGAGTTATCACAACCTCTCGCCTACGAAGTTGTGCTCACATACAAGGGAAAAATATTATCATTTTCACTTTTGTTGGTCTTGCACTTGTCTAGTTTGTATTGTCTATTTCTGTATTCT